ATGCTACTAAAGATGCATTTGATAATCTATTTGTAATTGTACCAGATGCTAAAGTTACTGAGCTTGATGCTATTAGAGGTTACTCTTGGACACTACCTATTAAGATCTACGCTAATAACATGAAGACTGTAATGGAGACTTATGTAGAAGCACATCGCATGTCTGATCTTAGTCAGTAATTAAAAATAACCTCTAGCAGCCTACAAGCTGCTAGAGGTTGTAATTTTTAATTAATATTGTGATCCTTGTACCATCTTTTTTTATAAAGGGAAGCTGCAATGAGTAGACTAACAGATGCCTTAATGACTGGTGCTTATGTACGTAATATTGATAGACCAATGCTCAACTTAGAGCATGGTGGTCAACATGGTTGGGCGCCTAATTTAACAGAACTAGTATCTAACCAAGCTTATGTATCAAGACCACTTATCTGTATTTTATTAGAAGCTCCTAGGATATTTACAGTTATGCCTGATTCACAGAAGTGGATTGGGTCACTTAAAGCTTTATTTGAGCTTCATGCTCGTACTATAGAAGGATTTAACGCTGGTCTTAAGGTCGATTTTGAAGCACATCCAGTTGGTGGTGCTGGTGAAGAACAAGAAGAAGTAACTAATGTTACTCGTGAAAAATCAACACCTAAATTTACCTTCATTGAGAAGTATGGTAGACCCATACAGACACTTCTTGAATATTGGATCATGTATGGGATGATGAGTCCAGAGGCTAAATTTGCAATGATTAGTACTTTAACAGGTGGTCAAGTAACTGATTTACTATCAGATTGGTATACCGCTACCTGTTTATTTATAGAACCTGATCCATTACATAAGCATGTTAGCAAAGCTTGGATTACTACTAACATGATGCCTAAAGGAACAGGTGATATAACTGCTAAGCGTGATTTAACTACAGCACAAGAGATGCTAACTATTGATGTTGAATTTACAGGTGTATCTCAATATGGGATGGGTGTTAACCTATTTGCACAAAATATACTTAATTCTATTAATATAACCCATGCTGATCCATTTATGCGGCCATCCTTCATTGATAGAATCTCTCCTGATGTTGCTGCTATCGATAATGGATATAAGAAACAAGTTGAAACTATGGGTGCTACTGCTGTCTCTAGTCTTGATGCTTAATAGTTGATATAGTAGGTAAGGTTGCCAATTAGGCAGCCTTACCTATATTTTTCTTAAAAATAGTGTGGTTTGTATAACCATAAGGATACAATAATGACAATGATACATTTTACCCAAACAAAACTAAATCAAATTAATAAAGAAGGTGTTTTAAAGCCAGATGAAAATGGTTACTATACTGTACCATTAGGTGCTGTTAATTGCTATAATGCAGCTGGTGAATTTTATTCTAGTGAAGGTATAGAGAATCTATTTTCACAATCTTCTTCATTAATGAGAAGAATAAAAAATGGTAACCTATATGGTGAATTAGGTCATCCTAAGAAATTACCTAATATGTCTAACTTTGAGTTCTATCAAAGAGCAAGAACTATAGAAGAGACAAACGTCTGTATGCATATTTCTGAAGTTTGGCTTGACTATGATTATGGTAAAAAAGTCAATAGTTCATTACCTAACATAATCGGTATATTTGGTAAAGTTAAACCGGCTGGACCACATACTAATGTGTTAAAAGAGGATCTAGATAATAAAAAGGCAAATGTCTGTTTTTCTATTAGATGCTTGACTTCTGTTGAAGTTAAAAATGGTGTTACTGTTAAGAAAATAGAAGAGATTATCACATGGGACAGAGTTATAGAGCCTGGTATCAGTATAGCTAATAAGTGGGATGCTCCTTCACTTGAAGATTTAGTAGATAATAGATTTACTAAAAAGCAAATTATCACATATAGCCAAGAGATGCTTAAAGAGAGTGTCACCTTTGAAAGTGATAGGTTAGCGTTAAGTGAGTTAATTAATCGCCTTGATAGAGAAAATAGAGTTATAGAGAGTAATCGCCTTTTACGTTGGTAAAAGCTTAAATAGCTACCATGAAGGGGAATTAACCCCTTCATGGTAGTTAAAAGTATGGGTTAAAGTTAAATCTTGCATTCTTCTTTATATTCTTTTGTCTTTCTTTTTTAAGGTCTTCTAGTAGTTGCTCTACTGCTATAGTTTTATTATAGTCTATCTGTAAGGTCTTAGATAGATACAGTATCTTATTTTCTATCTTAGAAGCTATATAGTCATCTTGCTCTACTCTATATTGCTCAAATAGTTCATTGAGTTTATTTTCCATCTCTTCTATCTCATCCATATTAAGTTCAGTGCGTTTATACTTTTCCTTAATTAGTGGTGTATTTTTGTTAAAAAGCTTAGAAGTCTCCATACCATATAAATTAAGGTTCTTACCATTACTTAATAACCAATATGATAGTAATGCAGCTATAACTAAGTCATCTCTACCATTTTCAGGGTGATCTATACGGTTATTACGAATAACTAATGAAGCTATCTGAGTAACTGTTTGTTTATCTCTAGTAGCGTATCCTGTATATTTACACATATTAATAAGAGTAGAAGAGTATAGTTCATTCCTACTTGTCACACCTGAACTAGATGTAGCAAAACCTATATACTTACGATACTTATCATAGATAGAGGTATCTAATGTGTAATTAGATTTAAGTAGTTCAAATTCTTTTTCATGTTCAACTTTGTTTTGAAATATGAAGTTAAATAGCTTTTTATATGGGTTAATACCAGCAGAAGCAAATTTCTGTATTAAGTAGTCTATAATGGTGACTCCTGATGATCTTCTTTCAATAATCATTACAGAGTTCTTATATTTAGTCATGAATGAGAAAAAGAAATCAGCTACTGTAATGAGGTTAGTATCATTAAAAGTAGTAGCGCATATTATACTACCAGTTAGATGTTCTCGTACTATGAAGCTTATATCGTCTCTACCAACAGCATCTGATGTATCTACACCTATAACGAAAAATGCTCCAGAGTCTATTAGTTGTTCTAGTTCTTCTTTATCCTTTATATACCATCTTAGTACATAGTTATAAGGCTCATATATCTCTACATAAGGGTCATTATCAACAGAATCATAAAGTGTAGCTATTAAATCCTTACTTAATGGTGAAGATGAAGAACCCTGTGTCCATCTATTAAACAGATCTCTATCAGCACTAACACCTTCAGCTAAGTTTTCAGCTATCCTTTCAGCCATCCATTTATCATCATAACCTAATTGCCTATAGCTTCTTTCTATATAGAACATTAATCTTTTTATACCATTATCAGATGCTCTACTGTTTTGTAATACTAATTGTCTTAAATGTTCTTCATCTCTAGCATCATAGTAACGCTCATTAAACTCAGCTGCACTAGTTACTAGTTTATAGACATAACCAGCATTTTTATCATCTATATCACCAGCAGTTGTTGTAAATATTACACCATAATGAGCTTTATTTCTTCTTGCTTGTTCTCTTGCTTCATTACCAGCCATAAGTGCTGCTTCAACAGCTATTTTAATATTAGGCGTTACTATAGGTTCATCTGAGATAAATATAGGAGAGGTAAAACCACGACCTACTTTATTAGCTAATACTTCAGAAGCATTAGATAGTGAACCCTTATATGTATTATTTAATGCAGATATAGTAGCTATTTCATTATTAAAGACATCGCTAGGAGTTCTCATGTCTATATATTTAGGTAAGCAATTTTGTACGTTTTTTAATCGTGTTAGATCATTAGCTCTTAAGTCATCACTAGCAGTTAAAAAGTTAATAAGAGTTGATACACAACCTATATTTAATAAATAGCAACTAAGTGCTGTTATAGAGATTGATTTACCTGTTTGTCTAGGTTGTGTTAGTATAAATGTAATGTGATTAAAAAATGACCAATAAGCAGCTATATTAGCTCTATTAGCTCTAAGTGGAACACTATTTACACCAGCTATAGGTGGTACATGAACTACTTCTCTAAAAAAGTACCATGGATTTTCTACACATTCTTCTATAATAAGCTGCTTAATGTCTAATGGTAAATTTTCATCTCTAGCATCTATATGCCTTAATTCTTCATTATGAAGAGCTAATATAAATGCATGGTTCTTTATACCTATTTGCTTAAATATGTAAGAAGTTCTTAAGAATGTTTCATTTTTAGTCTCTTTATGTATAGTAGCGTGAGGATATAGTTC